CTGTATCGTCCGTCATTATAAGACCAGCAACCTTTTTAGGTTCTGTCTTTATTCTGTCTACTATAATATATCTATTGATTGCTTTCATTCATTCTCATATTTGAAATTACACAATCTGCAGATATTATTGTTGATACTACACTCACCGCGTTTTTAAGTGCTGACTTAGTTACAAGTACTGGATCTATAATACCAGACTCAATCATGTCAACTGATTCTCCTGTTACAACGTCAACACCTAAACCTTTGTTTGGTCTTGGTCCAACTTGTGTTATACCGGCATTATCTAGTATTGTATGAAAAGGTGCTTCAATAGCTTTAAGTAATATTTTTTCACCTTCGTTTTTAGCTTCTAAGTTTTGAGCGGCATTTAATAGCGCAATACCACCACCTGGTACGATACCTTCTTTTAACGCGGCTTTAGTAGCATAGATAGCATCTTCTACTCTATCTTTCTTTTCTTTTAATTCTACTTTAGAATCAGCGCCAACTTTTATCATACCAACACTACCTGATAGCATTGCTAGTCTTTGCTGGTGCTTTTTCTTGATAAATGGATTTTTATCTTCTTTATCAATTAGTTTTTGTATACTCTTAACTCTTTCTTCTAATTCCTCTTCTGGAGTATCTATAGTTAGCACTGTGTTTTTATCATCAGTTATTGCAGAGTATGCTTCACCTAAACAATCGGTATCTATTAAATCAAGATCATCACCTAATTGTTCGTTAATTACCTTAGCACCAACAAGAAAAGCAAGATCTTCTACTGTGTCTTGTTTAGTGGGACCAAAGCCTGGTAAGTCAACTATATTAACTTTTATATTGCCTTTTACTTTATTCATAAGAAGAGCGGCTTTAACCTGTTGATCAACCGGTGCAACTATAAGTAGCGGTCGCTTAGTTTTTATAACATGCTCTAATACTGTTTGTATTTTTCTTATGTTTGGTATTTCTGAACTGACTATTAATACTAATGGGTTTTCAAGCTCACATATCTGCTTGTCCTTATCAGTAACAAAATGTGGTGATGTGAGTCCTGAGTCGATTTGCACGCCATCTACAATTTCAACGTATGTTTCTTCAGTTGGTGACTCTTCCATTAATACCACACCATCTTTACCTACTTTAGTATAAGCTTCTG